GGTCAGACAGCCAACGATACTTCTAAATCAAGTATTGCCGCTGGCTATACGGTTAAGGTCAATTTTTCGGCTTCTAAATGGTCGACTGGTGAATCGATTCCAAGCTGGTTAGAAATGACTTATAGCCATAAAGAACTGGTGTGTAACCAGCGACTTTAATTTTAGCCAGGGCATATTCAACACTTGCAGTGTTTGGATTGCCCTCTTCAACATCCAAGGCCACGATTGAGCCTTTAGGTGTTTGGACTTTTGGCAAGTAGTAGTTAAGCATGCTATCAGCTTCGGTATTAGAAGAAAAGTCGGCAAAGATATAGGTGTGTGCCCGTTTGCCCTGGGCAATCGTACTTGCAACTTGCGTAGCATAAGTGGATTGCGGAGTAAATTCACCTTCGTAATAACCACCGATCTGAACAAGAGCGAACTTGTCGGATGCTTGGCCGAACTCTGCTGTGCTTGTCTGATAGTGGCTTAGATCCACCCCTTGATCGCCTTTGGCTGCAAAGACCGGTGAAGTAATTGCAAAAGCCGATAAAGCCGAGATTGTTATTAAAATTGTATTTAACTTTTTATGTGTCAATGAAAAATTACCTCCAAAATAAAAGCACAGGCCAATATCAAGCCAGTGCTACAAATGAGTTTTAAAATATTAAATTGTTTCAACCGATCACCTCCTAAAGTTTCATCAACGTTGTTAGAATTCTAATCCAGGTAAAAGCACCGGTTGTAATTAAACCGTTATCTCTTAAAATCGCTGGCATAGCTTGTTTAAAGGTCTTTCTGGCATCAAGATAAGGATTAAAAGTATCAGGTTTTTCCAAGTGAAAAGCAATCGTATAAGTCTTTGCTTGATCATCTTTATCAAAATATAAATATCCATAAGGTAGGTCAACAATTTCTTTTTTAACCTTGCTATTGGGTTCACTTTGGCCAAGAAAAGCCGGCAAGGACAGATCACCTAAAGATGGTGGATTAGCTAACTTTTGCCCTAATTCGTCATTATTTAGGTTTCCAGTAATTTCAGTTACTTGTTTCTTTTCTAATTGATTTAAGGCTAATAGAGTAACTTCTTTGGAATAGTTTTCTAATTCAGCTCGATAATTTTCAACATTCTGTTTTTTCAATTGGTAAATTGGTTTATTTATATTATTAACTTGTTTTTTCTCTGCTTTATACATCAGTTCAAACTCCCAATTTTAGCCAACCAATCAACTAACAAAGATGCTATAACACCAATAAATAAAAAAACACAAACAGCAGATAATCCCCAATAAAGGAATTTAAAATGCGATTCATGTTCTCCAACTTTGCTTTCTAAAGTGTCTAGGCGTTCGCCGAATTTCTGTGTTCCTTTGGTCTGTTCCTCAATCCTTACTAGTCGTTGCTGAATATCCATCAACGTCTTCGTAACGTTAATTCCATCATTTTCTGTCATGACATATCTTTGTCCTCTCCTTTATCTTTTTCATTTAATTTATCGGATAACTTATCGAAAACCAACCGTAATAAGTTTGGCTTGCCGAATCATTTGGAGTCAAAGCTAACGTAACGGCACCAGTCGAAGTTATTTGCACGATACCAATACCTGAACCATTAGAAGTCGATGACGAATTTTTCAAAACAATATCAAAATTCATCGTGTCGCTAGGAACTGTCCAGCTTGGCATTGTAAACAAAGTACTATTTTGTTGAATCGGATAAAGTTTGTTACAAGTTACATAAATAATTCCGTTATTAATTCTGTATTGCAATCTAGTAGCAGTGCCAGTAGACGGAACAATTGTCTGCCAGCTGGAATTTAAATAGACAGCGCGATGAGTACTGGTAGTAGCTGAGGTTGCAGTTGAAGTAAATGAAACCAAAGGAAATTCATAAACGGATCCACCATTATTCAAATCATCCTGTGTCACAATCTGTTGAGGAATGGCACTAACATAAATTTGGTTAACCGTAACTGAATAGTCAGAATCTCCGGCAGTTCCAAAAACATCATTTGTTTTAGTCAAATCAATGACTAAACATATATATCCGGAAGAATTGGCTGGAATCGTTACTGTTTCTGGGATGGTTATCTCTACTAAACGACCGGCAACAATTGCCTGACCAGTATCGATAGTTGCTACTAACCCATCAACGGTTACGTTGAAGTTATTTCCCCTATTTAAAATTCCACTGATGTCTCCTGATAGACCACTATACAAACTAGCGTCATTAGCTGGGCTCACGAAATTTCGATCGGCTTGGTACATTGTTATTGCCATAAATTTTGTCTCCTTTAATTAATTACTTGATGATGAAAAAAGATCCGTTTTACCGAACCTAAGGTTTCCGAATTCAACTGTTATCAAATCGCTGTCGTTAGACAATGAATAGCCCGATAAGACTGATTTATAAAGCTTTCCATTGTAGTAAATATTGGACTGCAAGCCTAAATGCAATTTACTTAATGGAAAGAAATTGTTATCAATTGGCATCGAGAACTGAATATCGTGGCTGTAAGTGTTGCCGGATAATTCCGTACTGGCAATACTATCGTTACTCGGGTTGTCCGTTGCCGTTTTGTCGTAAAGATAAACGTGAACTTGTGTCGGTTGATTAACCTTGTCATTTAAAGAACTAACAACCGTGCCATCACCTTGGAGCCAATACTTGGCAATAATAGATGGGCTTTCCATGTTCGTGGAAGCTTTATCAACGATCCAAAGTTCGTTATTATAGCCACGCAACAACCGGCTGTCCGATACCGTCCAATTGTTAAAATTATAAATATTGTTTTTAAAATTCCAACTATCCGTAACCTGGTGAATATCAAACTCCGGATAATAAAAAGGAATGCCGTTTGACATTCCTTGTTTAATATCTTTAATCCCAATTACAACGTTGTGCAGTTTAAAACCTCTGATTAGATAATCAATAAAATTGCTGGTTTCAACTCCGTCGGAAGTTGTAATCGCATAAGCCGTTGTGGTCGATGTGGTAACCGAATGACCGAAAATATTGCCGCTATTGGATGCAATATATTGAGCGATCAGCTTTTGTATATGAATCTCATAAGATTGCCCCGATCGACCCAATACCATTATTTCACCGTTTAAAGCGTTCCATATATAGTTAGCCGTCAACGTGTCCAGGCTGGTACTGTCGTCCATATCAACAGCAGTTAATTGGCCATAATACAAGAGTGTATTCGTATTGGCTATTTTAATGGCAATATAATCGCCTAATTGGCTAACCCCACTGTCATATAAGACAAAGGTCGAAGAAGTATTCTGGACTGCGTCCATTGACAAGCTGTAGCTTAAGACAGGATAAATACCACGAATAGTTAAATCTGCTTTAAAAATTGTTGCTTGTAATGAAAGAATCATACTAATAGCCTTTCTTCTTTAAAAGTCATTGACACATCGGCTGTGGCATCGATGTAAAACAGCGCCGTACTATTGCCCTTTGGAATCTGAACAAAGTTGGTCTTTGTAAAATCTTGAAGTTGAGAGACATCGCTATAAGAACCATCAGGATTGTAGACTCGGGCATACTGATTATCCGGATAAGAACTGACAATCAGCTTCTGGTTAGCAGCCAATTGTAAGGTAAAGGCATCGGTTGCGACAATCTGACCATCTTGCATAATCACCCAACTCGGATTTGCACATGGTCCGATGATCGTAATCACACAAAGCGAGCCATCCTGCAAACCAAAATATTGAGAATCATTTTGCAAAAGCATGGCTTTTTCGGCTGAATTACGATTAGATTCGATATAAACGTAATAAAGATTGTAGTAATAAGCGCCTTGTGCACCACCATAAATCTTGCCGTAAGTCGCTAGTCCAGGATCGGAATCATAGCTTTCATAAACGGCTGATTTATTGTTGTACCAAGCGTTAAAGAATTCCAATACAAAAGCTTCGTTTAATCGGTCATAAGCTCCGACCGTACTTCCACCAAGCTCAGTTTTGCTCAAACTTTGCAAATTACAATCACGATACCAGCTTCCGGCATCGGTATCGTATTCCAGCGTATAAGGCTGGTAAGCCAAGAACTCGGCAAAGTCATAAAACGATTGATATGATTGACTTTCAATATCGCCAAATTTGATATAAACCTGAAAAGGATTAGAAGCTGGATCATCAATCTGTGTATGAGTTTTTATAAAAGCACTTTGATAAGCAGAATAGGTATTTTTAAGAATTAGTCCTAAACCAGTCGGAGTATAAGCCCGTAAACTATTTGTATTCAAATCAACGGTTTCACCACGTGCGTTTGTTAGTTTAAACATCAGTTTGTACTCCTTCCTATCATGCTGATAATGTTTTTAGTAAGTGTGGCTTGCTGTCCAGGTGTTAATTTCTGATTACCGGCTTTAACTTCGCCCAGAATTGAACCAACAACGTTAGTCAACACGTTTATAAGCTGATTATTTTGTCCCAGTAAAGTTTCAACTTTGGAATTATCAGACGCCAACGCTTGATTACCAGTTATCTGATTGGCTTGTTTTAATAACTCAACAGCCCTTGATCGTTTGTTCTGACCCAGCGGGACAGCCATTTCGATACCATCTTCGCCAAAAATAGAAGGTGTGGTGGCAATTCCACCATTTGCATAGCCGTGACCCTGACCCAAATAATAAAGAGTTGAGCCGTAACGGCCTTTGGCATAAGACAATGCCGCAAGCAAGTTATCATAACCGTTAAAAATATCTTTATGGCCAGGAAAAGCGTGGGCGTTAAACGTAGCTGAAATCGTCTGCATCAAGCCTTTAGCCAGATCACCGGAAATCGTATTCGCATCGGTATAGCCATGTTGAGTAACGGTTGGATTGCCACCGGATTCGGTTTGAATCTGACGCAATACCTTGTTGACCATTTCAGTGCTGGTCGATAATCCGTTAGCTTTTAAAGCTCTTTTGACATCGTCTGTCCAGCGAAGCACACTTGTACCGGTCGGGTTTCCGTGTTGTCCTCCACCGTCTTCATCCGATCCATAAACCAACTTACTAAGAAAACTACCAATGCTCTTAACTCCACTATCAACCATGCCTTTAGAAATCTGGTGACCAGCGTCACCGACTTCTTCAATTGAGTTGATATTAAAGGTTTTTGACGCAATGCCTTCCAAAGTTTTAACAGGGTCAGTGAGTTTAGACAGTACCTTTTC